CCACTCATAGTAAAATATTGGAAAAAAAAACAAAGAAAATTCTGGAAAAGAGAGGAGACAAAAAAGATAAAAAAAAGAAAAATAAAAAAATATTTGATTTATCACCCACTGTATTAGCTAGGACTACCTTGTATGGAGGCGAGATTGAACCCTCTAACTCCCAAATTAGTTATTTCCTAGATCAGCTTTCAAGAGCTGGGGATTTTATTCCACAGTCGCAAGATGACCATTGCAATGATGGCATTATTGGGAAATTATGTGGATTATTCACTTCTCTTAAAGGAGCTACTGATGCTACGGGAGCACTCCCTAGTAAAATTGATGATCTCCTTCAAAGGATGGATCGTGGTCTTGATATTGCCGACAGAGGCATAGATGTAAGTGTTGATCATGACATTAACATCCCAACTCTTGACCAGATCTTCAATTGGCTCACAAGCAATTCTGATACCATTGGGTTTCTAGTATGTATAATAGCAATAATCATTAGTGTAAAAATGAATGTTAGTCAGGGTGTGATAGCCATACTTGTTGTAGTTGCCACGTACCTTTGTAGGAAATACTATAAGGACCTATTCCCAAATTGGGAGCAAATTGTGTCTGCCTTTACTGGTAGTGAGGTTAAACCTCAAATGATGGAAGGTAACCAATGGATAGTGGGTTTATTATCACTCTTTGTGTGCGGGTCTTATCATTATGGTAACCAGAACAAGATGTTCAAGGAATTTATGAAGTCGAAAAAGGATTTCGATAATATGAGATGGTCATCAGCCACACTTAATGAGAGCGTTGGTTCCATTTTAGGCTGGATTCAGGATAAACTCAATTGGCTTTTGAAGAAAGTTGGGTGTGATCTCGAGTTTGCCTTTGGCACGGACGAGTACCCTCAAGTAACTGAACTCTCTAAAGAGATTCAGGAATTCATAAAAGTGGATGCCCTTGACAAGGGCATTGCTGTTGAAGTCGCCATACAGCAGAGTAGAGCTTTCTCCCTCAGGATAGATTCACTCATACTCAAGCACAAGGCTGACAAAGATTTTTCTGGGTGCAATAGGATCCTAAATCATCTGCGTCAGAAGCTGGAGATCTTTGATAATCACTTAGATATGAGAGGGGCAGGTCGCTCTGTGACTCGTGTGCCACCAAAATTTTTCCTTTTTATAGGGAAACCAGGTATAGGTAAAGCCTTCCTGACTAGAGTTCTCACGAAGAAGGTCTTGTATTCTATGTATAAGGACCATCCCGATGTTCTTGATAGATTGGATAGGGACCAAGATAGAGATTATGTCTTTACAAGGAACACGACAGCCAAACATTGGGAAGGTTATTATAATCAACCCGTTGTCATCTTAGATGAGGTTGGTATGCAGCGTGATGTTGCTGGTTCCTCTACTGAGGAAAATGAGTATTCTTCTGTCATCAAGATGGTCAACTCCGTTCCGTATCCCTTGACCATGGCTAATCTTGAACTGAAAGGTAAGATTGAGTTTGATTCCAGTTTTATACTGGGGACGACCAATAACACCCAGTTTCAGATAGAGAGCATTACTAACAGCTCGGCATATGATCGTAGGGTCATAAAGTTTGAAGTCGAGGTTAATCCCAAATATGGACGTGAGGTCCGGGATGGGAATGAGACTTATTTCAGACCTGACTTCGATTTAATGCGGGATGAGGGTAAGACCTCAGAATGGATCGGGCTGTGTAAGTTCCTCCGCTTCCGGGAAAGATCAAGCCTCTTTAGAGGGGGTTATGATGGTGACTGGATAGATCTTGATGAGTTATTCGGTAGAGTTGATCATGAGATTGAGGATAGGACCCGTGAGCACAACGTCAGATGGATGCACAATGCTGACTTAAATAGTTATTTTCGTAAGGATTTGGATAAACCTTCTAGTCGTGCTCAGACACCAACTCCTGGTAGTTTTTATGCCCAAAATGGGCGTGAAACACCCACTCTAGAGATCGACCCCCAATCGAGCCGATGTCCAGGGCCTATCACGTGTGCTTGCCTTGCATGCACAAGAGAGGGACCTGTTGACGCTAGAACTGTAGATGATAACACTTTCAAGTGGTATGCAGATAACCTGGGATTCTCCGACTGGGAGACCCTTAAGAGGGTTTTCTGGAGGAGTTATTACGTGGGCGTCTGCTCAAATTCTGGAGTAGATACCCCGCCTGGTTGTGTGCAGAAGTTTCTGATAGACTACCATGTACGTGGTCATTTATCCTCTAAGCCGCCCTCTGGGTGTGCTATAAATATAATGTCTATTCACGGCACTGAGGTTGGTCTAGCAACCTGTACTCCTAAATCGATGTACCCTATGGAATTTATTGAGAAGGCAAAACAAAAATTGAAGAAGATTATCAAAGGTGTTAGTGCCCTTGCCGCTTTTAGTGGCCTATTGTCAGTTATTTATAAATTCCTTCCAGGATTCTCTGTCTTTGGGTCCATAGATTGTGCTGACCTCGACAACCTACAGAAAATCAATAATTTCAGCCCACAAGTTGTGGATCTGAATGCCCATGAAGTGCTCAACACTATTATGAGACGTAGTGTTTACATGATTGGAGATACTGACTACCCTATCAAGGGTTTTGGTTTCTTTATTGTTGATAACATTTTCGTCATCCCAAAGCATTTTATGATAATATGGGAGCTTAGGGCAAAGACAAATCCAGAAATGGAGGTCTTTTTGAGACGAGTGGGTGATGGAATAAACCACCAGATAATCACAATTCCGCTGGGCTCTTTTATGGCTATGAGTAGATTCAACTATGGTGATAGAGACCTGGTCTGTATTAGAATCGGGTCAGGCTATGTGCATAGGCACAGGGATATTAGACAATATTTGATGAACCGAGCCAATGTCAAGTTACAGGGTGAGGTTTATTTCCCACTATTTGATCAGGATAAGTTCAGTTATGTTGACAATTTAAGCTGTCCTTATAAGATCATTAGTTCACTACCTTACAAATGTGAGGGAAGATCTAAAGTCTTTGAAAATAACTTTAACATGGGCTACGCCGCCCCCACCAGGTATGGTGATTGTGGCCTACCTCTTGTGATAAAAGACCCCACCACTCGGGCAGATAAAATGTTCGGGTACCATGTGGCAGGTAACGGCGGCATGGGTGTCGCTGCACCCTTTTCTATTGAGGATTATGATGTAGCAGTAGCCTTCTTTTCTCAGAGCGAGGGTATAGTCGTTTCCCAGTTTAAAACAACGGCTGATGTCATGTTAGACCTCAACAATAATGTCGGCAAGTTAACATTAGACGATTTAAAGTCCCCCCCATTGTCTAAGGCAATCCCAGGCAAAGTGAACCTTGCCTATGTGGATCCAGTCATCGTACCCACAAGTACCTCAATATTACCCTCGCCCCTAAACGGTAAAATAGAAGGCGCTGAGCCCAAGACAAAACCTGTGTGGCTAAGGCCCTTTGGTAAGGGTGAGGATAGAAAGGACCCTGTAAAGATTAGCACAGCCAAGTATCACAAGACTATTGGTAAAATAGATCTTGACATGCTAGATGAGTGTGTGGACCTATATAACGACCTTTTATTCAATAGCCCATTGGTCCGCTATAATGAGAATGTCCCACGTGGGACCTTGCCTTATGAGCAAGCTGTCGCAGGTATACCCGGTGTAATTGGGCTTGATGGATTACCTAGGTCTACATCACCAGGTTACCCTTGGGTTGCCCTTGTATCAGGGAAGGGGAAAACTTCTTTTTTTGGTAGCGAGGGGCCGTATGAATTTGGCAGTGATGATGAGGTAAAACTCAGAGCTGCTGTTGAAAACATTATGAATAATGCTTATGATGGGGTAAGATTGACCCATGTATTTTCTGATTTTCCGAAAGACGAGCGTATGCTAATCTTTAAAGTTGATGAAGGGAAAGCGAGGAAAATCTCTGGTAGTGCTCTTGACTTCACAGTTGTGATACGGATGTCATTCGGAGCCTTCAACCAATTTATGATAGAGAATCGCATCTACAATCAATGTGCAGTTGGTGTTAATGTTTTCTCTAGTGAATGGGACAATATCGCCGATTACCTAGGTCAGGACTCAATTTTCATTGCTGGTGATTTTAGTAATTATGATGGGTCATTACCTTACTGCCTTATGGTGCGATTCCTCGAGAGTGCCAGACTCTATTATAATGATGCTGGATCTCGCGAAGATATGGCCAGGACAGTACTATTCGAGGATCTTGCCAACTCAAAACACCTATTAGATGGTGTGATATATGAGTGGGTGGGAAGTAACTCGTCAGGTAATCCCCTAACGACTGTACTCAATTCGTGGTGTAACAATATATTACTTAGATATGCCACAATGCTTCAGCTTAAGGAGCATTATGATCACCCCGCAGCCCTAAAAATTATGTGGAAAATGGATGAATTTGTCAGGTTCTGCACATATGGGGACGACAACGTGATTGCATTAAGACGTGGTCATCCTATGTCTACTTATCTTAGTCAGGAGGGATATACTAAAGCGTTTGCTTCAATGGGCCTTAAATACACTGACGAATTTAAAGGATCTGGCGTTGTTAAAGAGGGCAGAACGCTATCTGAGATAAACTTCCTCAAACGCAGCTGGAAAAAGACTAGTATCATGCCATCGCGGAACTACCTATCTGCGCTGAGTATTGACACCATCCTTGAGTCGATCCAGTGGACGAAGAAGAAAGATTATGATCTCCAGGCTGTTAAGGATAATGTAGTAATTATGCTCCAGGAACTTTCACAGCATGAAGAGCAAATCTTTGATGAGTATGCTCCCAAGATAGTGGCAGCATGTAGAGAAAATATGAACTTCGTTCCCATGCCACACCGTTATAGACAATGTCAAATGATGGTGCTCGCTAGGGACACGAGCTTCAGATACTAATCCAAAATGCGCGCTGGGTCGCGTGGTCTCGTCTGAGATTACTCGGAGTCCACGTCCGCGCGCATCTCCCCTTTGCATTAATTCATTGGGGAGTTTGGGGGCCACTGCGCAGTACGATACCCCTTGCAGCGATCCTGCTAAGATATCACCCTGGGACAACATCCTGTGCCGCTAGGTAACGTGGCAACAAAAACACACATAACCAGGTGTTGTTCTGTAGTTGTAATGATTACAGTTTTAATTTTGGTTGAAGATTCAATTGACGACACCACCTTTTCAGGTGAAGCTGTAACCGCAGGAACGGTACAGGGCACAACAAGTTTTAGTGTAACAACTGAAGCGCAACCATTTGATCTGGGTTTGAAACCAGATGACCCCCAGGTTGATCCTGGATTCGAGGTCAATAATATCGCCACCATAGCCGATTACTTGGCTAAACCTATGCCAGTAGCTAGTGGTGTCTTTTCGGCAGCCGCCACGTGGGGCGATCTACTTTACGAGAATGATTTATACACATTGCTTACTTCTCAGCCTATATGGCTGAACAAGATCCAGGGTTTCATGTCGATTAGAGGCAATATAAAACTTAGGTTGGTTATTAACTCCACGCCTTTTCAGGCTGGTATTCTTAAATTATCCTATTTCCCTTGTGCTAATCACATGCCTCTGGAGAAAACCTCTCACACTTATAATCGCATGACCATATCCCAGTTGCCTGGTGCTTATCTTACTCTTGCAGACAACAGTGTTGAGGTTACAGTTCCCTATATTTCACCGACTTCTTTTTTGGAGAGAGATCTGGTTTCCCCTTTAGGGTTCCATGTATCTTGGGGTAACGTCTTGATCCATGTGTTTGAGATTTTCAGGACTGGCTCTGGGCCTACCAACTGTAACTGGACGCTCTGGATGTCTGTTGAGGACCTCGAGCTCTCTGGACAGATTCAGCCCCAGATGGGTAAAGGCCCACCCAGGCGTGAGCAAGCTGTTAAGCAGAATGTTCTCGATTCTGAGGCCAACTCAGGTAAAGGACCTATTACACGCATTATGGCGAGCGGAGCTGTTTTGGCTAATAACCTTACGGCCATTCCTATGCTCGCCCCTATAGCCGCGCCAGCATTTTGGGCTTTATCTGCGGCCCGTGCTGCAGCTGAGTCTTTAGGCTGGTCTAAACCTACACAATCCGAGCCACCTACAGTCCATGCTGTTGGATCATCATATTATAGTATTAATGTTAATGCTCCTGATAACAGTGCTCCTTTAAGCTATAGTGTCGATAATAAACTGCAACTACTCACTGATGCTTCCGAAATGGGGTATGATGAGATGAGCTTTAACTATATCAAGCAGAAGTGGTCATATGTAAATGACTTCCAGTGGAACGATGCAAACACATCTGGTCAGAAGATTTTCGACAAGAATGTGAGTCCGTTTACCATGGTTGAAACATCAGTAGTTGGGGCGAGGACCGCCTATACTTGCCCTCCTTCCGCTATTTTTCATCGTTTTTTTGAACAATATCGGGGGGCGTTCGAGTTTCAAGTTACCTTGTCTAAAACAGGTTTTCATACTGGTACGTTGGCGTTTGTTTTCATCCCAGGCCTTCAGCCAGTTGCTCCATCTTACGCCGATACGGCTTACATGTACAGGGTGATTGTTGATGTCCAGGAGGGAGACAGCTTCATCTTCAATTGTCCCGATCTCATTCCACAGGGGTATAAGTATTGTAATGAACCTATTGGCAAATTTTGTATTTATGTGGTGAATCCACTCAGAGCACCCGCTACTGTGTCGTCTATTGTAGATGTCATGATAGAGGTTAGAGGTGGACCAGATCTTACCTATGGTATTCCTATAGCATTTTCTGGTGTTCCTCTAGTTCCTCAAGGAGTCCTTACTGAGTATGACAAACACGATTTATGCAAATCACTCGGTGCCTCTGAGCACAACACACAAGTCATCAAGCATGCCTCACTCTGTCATGGAGAGGTGATGCAATCTTTTACACAGATCTTAAAATCTGAATATCTTTACCTCATTAAACCACTTTCCACATTATATAACGATGGTTTTTCATTAGCCACTCATAAATTCTGTGGAGCCAGGTGGGATACCACAGCTGGACCCGCATACACTTCACCTCCTATTGGAGGGGATATTGTATCGTTCGTTTCACAGTGGTTCCTACTTCATCGTGGTGCCATGAGATATAGATTATCTCAGGTTGCCGATGGGGGCGACCTAGCGAATTATAGAAGTACCCTATTAAGATTATCTGAGTCAACAAACGACGTCATAAAGACCGGTGTTGGTACTCAGTGGTACGCACAACTCGCGGGTGGTGCACCCGCTGGAGTCACTAAAACATCAAGGTTATTCCAGATGCCAGGAGTGAACGGTTCATGTCCCGTTCAAGCACCCTTCTATTGTAAATATAGACATGGCCTGAACAAAATCGATGCAACCAATAACGGGACAGTTATTAATCTGTTCTCTAATAATCAATCGATTGGTTACTACGTAACCACACCCGGTTCCCTCAATGTAGGAAGGACAATCGGGGATGATTTTCAATTTTCCTACTTTTTGGGGATTCCAGTCTTTATAGACTCCTCAATTTTCTCTTAGAACAAGTCACTTATGTTCTATGAGTATAGATAACCCGAACTCTAAGCGTAAAGGCGAGAGATTAAGGTCAATACATTAAGTATTTCAGCAATGATAAGCAATAGCGAATTGACCTTTAAAGGGTCAGCTAGCCATTCCTTTAGCTGTCGTACAATGGCCGTTAAAGCGACG